TGATGAGATTATGGAGAGTTGCTATGGTTCTCCTCCGTAAGCCTGAACACAACAACAACATTTACCCTTACATTAACCTTTGTTAACTACATTTACACTTACATCATTTTCAGCTTACTAGAACGCACACATTACATCACCCACTATGGCGGACGTTGACGACACCCCTGCTCCGCATGTTGAGCAAACGGTGACGTTTAACGACGCCACGCAGTCCGTCGAGGCAGAAGCGCCCACGGCTATAGATCAAACCTATGCAATATCAGGTGACGGCGAAGTCACTTTAGGTTCATTTCTAGCTCGTCCGGTGCGCATTCACACCTTCGATTGGACTCCAACTGCCGCTCTTACGAAAAATTTTAATCCATGGGAAGATTTTCTGACTAATCCGTTAGTGATTGACAAATGGAGAAACTTTGCTTATTTGAGAGGCAACCTCAAGCTCAAGATAGTCATCAACGGCTCACCCTTTTATTATGGGCGAGCAATAGTTGGCTACTTACCGCTGGATCAAGATAATATACCCTGGGACGTTCTCAACTCCCATGGGGTATCAAACGCTCAATTCACTGACTACGCGCGAGTAAACTACTTGTCGCAATGTCAGAGCGCTTATATTGATCCTTCGACCTCTAGTTCCGTAGAAATGGAGCTTCCTTTTATCTGCCCGCGCAACGCTTTACTCATGTTTAAGCTTGCAAACAGCGGTGCCGCTGACGTTCCGGTGTCAGATTTGACCGATCTTACTCAGATGGGTCGTATTCACGTACACCAGATCAACCCTTTGCAACAAGGTAACACACCTGAAGCAGGGGTTGATGCCAGAGTCACCGTTAACGTTTTTGCGTGGATGGACAATGTGGAACTATCAGTTCCCACCGATCAGAGAGTTATAGCTAACCCTACTGCCAAAGTATCACTCAAACACGAGGGTAAGCGCACTAAGGTTAACATGATGACCGGTAATAAAGAGGAGGCGGAAGCTGCCCAGGGCACTGTATCAGTCTCTGGAGTGGCTTCAGCTTTTGAGGATTCACTTAGCCGTTTAAGTATGGTCCCTATTATAGGGCCATTTGCAACGGCCGGCTCTATAGCTTCTGGCGCTATGTCGCGCATTGCTAAAGTGTTTGGTTATTCCCGACCAAATCAGTTGGCTGATACTATGTATTACCAACCGGAGCCGGTTCCCAAGTTTGCCTCCACTATTGGAGCTTTCCTGGGAGCTAAACTTTCTGTAGACCCTTTGAACGAGGTAACAATTGACCCGCGAGTCGGGAATTTTGATTCCACGGATCAGTTGACTATAGAGAGTTTTGCCAAGCAAGAGTCCTTTTTGACTTCATTTTCTTGGTCTCAAGATGGTAGCGGTAGCGGGTTTAATACTTTATTCCGCTGTGCTATTGCCCCATCCTTGTACTCCTTAGCCGCCCTACAGTCGCCGCCTGGCGGCCAAACTGGTCGACTCATGCAG